GCCATTAACGTATCCTGCGGTAAAGGTTTACCATGTCTAGGGCTAACTGAATGTCACTGCCGTAACGTGTGTTACCTGTGATCTCACTGCCCTGAGCGCGAGTGGTAATGCTCATTGTGTTTGACTTGTCTCCACGGATACGCAAAAACGCCGTTGTAACCAGGATTGCAGCCTGTTTGATCGCATTAGGTAGATTTCCTATGGCTACACCCGCAGAATGCGTAGAAACCAGCGCTGAGGTCAAAGGAACAGTGGTAGAACCGTAGGTGTAGGTTGAAGCAACTGTGACTGTCTCGGATAGTGAACCGTCGTAGATCTTCAAAACCGATCCTGCCCTGATACCCAAACCGCTAGCAACGGTCAATGAGGTTGCAGCAGCCACAGCCGTTGCAATTGTTGTATTGACGTAGCCTGAGACGTAGGTGTATTTGGTAAACATCTGTTGTCCTGGCGCTGAGGCTCCAAAAGAGAGTGGACCAGCACTGGAGTAGGTCGCAGAAAACTGGCTCAGCGGGATAATGATTTGTTGAGGCTCAAACCAACACTGTGAAGGATCTGTCAAGGTCTGAAGATTGTTTGGAGTAGATCCGTATTCAAATGACTCCAGCGCAATAATCGGGTTGTTGTTTGGGTGCAGTGAAATAAAACCTTGACTGTTGGTGCGTACGCGCTGGGTCTCTGTGTAACGGTTGGCAACTAGGTTTTGATTGAGGTACTCGTTCATGTATGAAGAGGCTCTGAAGATCACGTTTGCCAATTCAGCGTCCTGAGCAGCCTGATTACCGCCCACAACAAGGTTGTTAATGTCTAATGAGGTTGGGGCATTTTTGAACTCTGCAACGGTTAGGTATGGGTTTTCCTCTAGTGTGTCAGGCGTGATACCTATTGCCATGTGTTACTCCCCGTCTCTTTGGGGATCCCCGTTTGTGTGACCGCAACGTGAACATTTGCGAAACCAAGATCCAAAACCACATTCTACGCAAGTAAATCCACGCGTGCTGTCTTTTGGATCAACTGGGTTGAGCGATGCTTCAAAAAACCCTTCACGCTTCATGGCTCTTGCTGCACTTGGGCTATCTACGTTGTAGATCCCGCCACGATCAGGCTTGTATAAACGCCCGTTAACTGTTGTCTCTCGTACGCCTTTATCTGGCGCAACCATTCGTCTTGTCATGTTTGCCCTCTCTATTTAAGTAGGGGGTGCGCCCGATGTGGAACGCACCCCCCATTGCCTTACGTATTCAGTTATTAAGCAGACACAATTCCTGAAACTGCACCGTTCCATGCTGGAGCAGTACAGAAGAATGTGCCACGGAAGTATGTGCTGAATTCGTATGCGAACTGAGTTACTGGCCACTGGATACCCATGTAGTCCTGAACCATGAAGTTCGCCCAAACGTCAGATACCTCTGTGTCAGGGATTGGAAGTGTGAATGATAGTACTGGTGCAACACCTGGGTTCAACCATGGGTGAACTTCTAGGTTAATTGACTTTCCAGTTACTTCGTTCTGAAGTCCAGTCACGATTGAACCGTATGTGGTTCCACCAACGCCTGGGTTTTCGATGTTCAAACGGTAGTTCGCTGTTGAACCTGACTTGATCGCGTCTGAGAGTTGCTTACGGTCATTGCCGTTGAGCAATACTAGATCTGGATCAGCCTTTACGTTCTGGTACAAGTTAGCAAATACGGTCTGGAACTCTGCACCTGGGTTAGAGGTAGAGAATGTGCCGTTGATTGCGTTGTTGTAACCTGAGTTTGGACCAAGCACTGTTGGCAAAATGCCGTCGTAGCCTGTTGCGTATGCTGAAGTATCAGCAGCAGCACGTGAGGCAGCAGCACCAGTTGTTGTAAATGCTGCGTTGTTGCCTGTTAGTCCCTGTGTTCCAGCGCCCTGAATTGTGAATGTACCTGTTCCCTTTAGAGTTCCCTGGTACTTCAAGTTTGCTGCGCCTGTTGCAGTTCCAACGTAAATGTTGTAACCAAGTGCGCCTGCGACTGCTGTTGCAACTGTGACTGTTAGTACGTCACCTGAAGCAACTGCTGTTGAGGCTTCTGTTCCAAGGATTGACTCACCAAAACCGTTTACTGAGATACCAGCGTCAGTTGTGACGTTGACATAGTAAGTGGTTGCAGCAAGTGCTGTCTGTCCTGCGCCTGCAACTGGTGAAGCAAGTGTGAATGTAGGTGCTGATAGTGCGCCTGAGTATCCGCTTGCTGTACCGCGTGCCATAAGCATCATGCGCTCTTCCATAAGCATTGTTGCGTATAGAGTTGAGGTTGATGACAACTGGCGTAGGTCTTGGTATCCCAAACCTGAGAAATTAGCGTCAAATGACACTGAATCAGATAGTGAGTATGAGTTGTAAGGCAGGATCAAATCATCTGCTGCGTATGAGATCTTTGGACCACGCTCGTAGTTGATTGAACCAAAAGCAGTTGTTGTGCTTTCAGTAATTCCTGGCCATGTGTTGCCAACTCCACCTGTACCTGTACCTGTGTATCCAAGAATACGCTTGACACGGTGTGATGTGCCTACGCCCTTCTTGCGTGGGATACGGTTACGTAGAGGTGTTGGACGTGGTGTAAGCAACTTTGCTGGCGCTTCAAGATCGAAGGCTGCAAATGATGTGCTCAACGGTGATGTTAGAGAAATGTCCTTCTGAATGTCCTGCATTGCTAGGCGCTGTGCCGCTAATGCATTCTGAAGTCCTGCTGCTGCATCAGGTGAAAGTGACTTGCTTGCTGCAAGTGCTTCCAACTGTGAAGTAGCGTCTGGTGCTGGTGCTTGTCCTGGAACTGATGAAGCGTTGCTCAATGCCTTGCCAAGTTCGGCAGTGTATTGATCCATACGTTCAGCAGCCTCAACAGGGCTAGATCCGTCAAACAGATCCTTAGCGCGTGGCATTTCAGCCATAGTTGTGGTTCCTTTCGGTTGGGTTTGGTTACTTGTTCAGGGTTTCTGCGGCTTCTGCGTAGAACTTGTCTGCGAGTGCCTTGTAACCCTTAGCAAGATCTGGGTCTGTTGCTGCATTTGCTTTCGCTTTGTAGGTGGCTGCTTTGAGCACGAGATCATTTTGAGTTCCCCCTAATGGTCGTGCTGTTCGCTTTGGTCCACCCGCCACTGCGAGAGATTTGGCTTGTGCTAACTCAGTCTCCAAACCTATTGCTTTCTCCTGTGCTGCCTCTTTTGCAGCAACAAGTGAAGCAATCTCTGATTTGAGTGCTTTTGTTGCGCTTTCAACCACTTGCTCTACTATGGCGTCAAGATCCTCTGACTTATCATCAGGGGAATTATCTGTTGCGACTTCTTCAGTCGCTTCTGGTAGTTCCTGATCTTTCAATTCAGTCACTACTTCATCTGCTTCAGGTGACTTAGGTGTCTCACTTGGTGCAACCATGTCGGCTGTTGTGACATCTACCTGACCGTGTGTTTCCTCTGGACGGTGGCAACCGCACTCCAAGCACTTATCCATTGTTGCTGACTTTTCTTCAACAATAAGATCCTCAGCGCCGTCTGCTGCTGTGTCTTGTGTGACGTTTTTCTCTGCGTCGTGCATTTTGCACATTGCGCCCTTGCAACCGCCTTTTTCTGCACAAGCCATGCAACCAGCGCAGTCGCAACCAATGGTTGACTTCATTGCGCTCTTGTCTGCTGACATTTCAATAATCTCTTCAACCACTTCACCCTCTGCTTCTTCACCTTCATACCAAGCGTGTAGGTGACTGATCGCTTCAAGCAGGTGTGCAATTGACTGGATCTCGTTGTGACCCTCTTTCATTGCTTCTGCTTCAATTGAAACTAGGTTTGCCAGCGCGTCGCGTGCTGCTTCAAACTCAGCCTTATCAAACTTCAAAATGTCGCCCACAATGGACTTTGGTACTGAGATAGTTTCTGTTGCCATTGGGCTTCCCTCTTCCGTATTTGTGTCCTCAGATTGTAATGATTTTTTGGCTTTTGCCTTGTATTTTCCGCCACGCTTTTTGTACTCGTTTACCACCCAAGAGTTGGCAACCGCTGAAGGGTAAACATCAAACTTCTCTTTGGCTTCAGCCTTGACCTTGTTGTATAGATCCTTGTCAGCAGGCTCTGAGCGCTCGCCACCAGGCAGCATGTTCTCGTAGTCTTGCTTATCCTCTTTCTCAATCAGATCCTCAACCTGTACCACTGTGTCGTCGCCTGAGGCAGACTTAGCCAATACCAACTGGCAGTTAGGGTTGGCTGGGCGATCCACAAGGCTCACCTCAACAATTTGTCCGTCCACAATGCGCCCGTTTGCTGCTGCCTTATCGCGTGTCACGCGTGGGTTCTTAATTCCAATGCTGAACCCTTTGAGTACGCCTGCTTCAACCTTCTTGACTGAAACTGGATCTACCACGAGTGCAGAAATGTAATGTCCGTCAGCCTTGGCTTCGTAGTCGGTTGCTACGCCTGCTGCAATGTTGCTGTGTTGTTCTCTGATGTTGCCGCCTGACTTGAACCAGTGAGGCATTGCGCGGTCTAACCAATCGCCGTCGCAGATCTGCTGATCAATGTCAATGCTGTCGTCTGTTGCCTTGCCGTAAACGGTCATTGTGCCGTCTGCGTTGCGATCTGCTTTCTCAATCCCAAAAAACGCTGTTGTTAGATTAGACATTGATGATTTCTCCTTGTTTTCGTTTTCTCTGATAATTCTCTTTGCCCAAGCCCAACCAGCGTCACCGCCCCATAGTAACCATGCTATGTAACCTGCGCTGTCTTTGCCCCAGCCTTCACCTTGCTTGTCCACTTCGTGACGCGCAAAAAATGAATTCATGCGTTTGATTGTGTCTAATGATAGCCCTGAACCGTTGGAAAGATCTCTTGCGCGCGCAACCCCTACTTCAGTGCCGCCACGGTTGTATTTGTCCCTGAGTTCTAAGCCACGCTTGGCGTTGGCTCGCACTGGGGCTGGCGGGACAAAACTGTCAGCCATTAATTGCTACCTGTGGTCATAACTGAGACGGTGGTTGAGTTGCCTGAACTGCAAACCGCAAACAATTGCTCACCTGAGAATAAAACGCATTGAAAACGGTTGTTGATACCTGTTGATTGAAACTTGCCAATCACGTAGCCGTTGGTTGAAGTGACGCTTGGATCACCTAAGAATAAATCGTGAGTACCGCCTGTGTTGGCAAGGTACACGTTCATTTCCTCTTGATCCCCGTCATTGACTGCAACGCAAATTGGAGTATCTGTGACGGTGAGATAAGTAGTTTTAAGCGTCATCTATTCCTCAATCCACTCTAACTTGACGTCAGCCAATGCTTCTTCAAGGCTTTTCGTAACTTTAGCAGGTTCAGCGCTGGTTGGTTCGACAAAGTAGGGAAAGCAGTCCCCTTGGGTATGAGAGATCAAAGAGTAAAACGGGATTTGCTTGCCGTTGGGCATTGTCAATAAAGTCTCTTCGTTGAGTTTGCCTGAGTACGAGATCTCGCCCCATGGCGTATCTACTGTTTTAGTTTTGGACGACAATTTGTATCCCCTTTGCTTTGAGTTTGTTTATCATTTCATCACTGGCGCTAGGTGTGTACTGAATAATTACACTTTGAATGTCGTCCAGCGACACGCCACCGTGTATCTGCACTTCCCAATAAGAGTAATTTTTGAACTGAAGGGCAACGTCACTGGGTTCCATGCCTGCTCTCAAAAGATCCGACAGGGAAGATCGTCTCATGTTAGTGCTATTCAATGGTGAGGCTTGCGCCAGTTGATTGCTTGTAACGTTTCCTGATAGCACGTCTGTAATCGCAACAGGGTTTTGCTCGGCAAATGAGTCGCCTAACATCATTGTTGTGCGGTTTTTGACACTCTCTTTAAGTTGAACCTGCACTGCGCCGTACATGCTTGCGTCGCCTTCAAGACTTCCGTAAATTGGGCGCTCAGTAGGCTTGATTGTCTTAGGAATACCCATGGAGTCGGTTTCCACTTTCAATCTGTTTTCCATGTACTCAGAATAAGTAGGTTTTTCAAAGATTGATTTGAAACGCCCGTCACTGACAACGCCCTGCAATGAAGCAGAACTGAGGTTGATACGCAATGGTTTTTGCGCTGCTTCCAAATACGTGTCTTTCAAAATCTTTTCCGCTGCAAGCCTTTGTTCCTCAGGCAACGTGCCAAATCTGTCGTCAAATGTGTTGGTCATCTTGGTTGGATTGAGCGCGTAAGGCATTGATTCAGGCTTAGGCGCAATGTCCACCACGCCGTTTGCGTTTGGCTCAAACTCAGGAATGACAGGCAAAATCGCACAACGACAATGTGGGTGAGCAGGTGGCATGTCTGCACCGCTTGGAAAGGTTGAGCCAATGTTCACTACCGCGCCACTGTTCATTGCACACTGAGGGCAAGGATCTGAGGTTGACCACTCCATTTGCTCCAGTTTTGCTGCTTGGTAGCGAGTGATTGCACCAAACGACATTGCGCGGTTAGTCTCAGTGATTGCAATAGATAGCGCTCGCGCAGGGTTGCCAATCGCGTCGTTGATGAGCCTTGCAGCACGCGTGTCGGATAGTCCCTGAGCGATACTGTCAGCCAGCGCTGTGCCTACTCTGTCGTAGCCAGTCTGGTCAAGATCCTTGATTGTGACTCGCGCTCTGCCTAGTAACTCTTGAAATGCTTTGGGTGGTCGCAATAGTGTCGCCGTTGCAGCATCACCTGGTCTCCAGTTGTCCCAATCCACGTAGTCAGGTGAGCCTGCTTTCTTAGCCTCACGCGCTCTGGCAATTTGATCGTCGCCAAACGCCTCACCCAACACAAAACCGTCTGCCCAAGTCTTTTGCAGCACTTCAAGCAACGGTTCATTGTTGATCCGCATGTTGAGCATTGCCCATGCTCTGGCTCTGGCGCGATCTTGCACAGGGTTTTTGGACACTGCTGGATCTGTGCGACGGTATGCAGCAAGCACCCGCTTAGCGTCAATCCCCTGCCGCAATGCTGCTTGGATCTTACGTGCGTTGGTTGTCGCTATGCGCACATCTGCGTTGTGTGCGCCTTGGTTCATGCTAAATACGCCTTTGCCAATGCTTTGGCTGTATCTAAGTCCCCGTCAAACACGCACTGATTGAGCGCTTCAGCAACTATTGGGTCAATTGTCTTGAACTCAAAATCACGTCCCCTGTCGCCTTTCTTAGCCCACTTCATGAATGCTTGAACCTCTTTAACAGTCTCAACCGTCACTGGTGTCTCTTCAACTTCAGGCTCTTCAACTGCAACTGGCTCTTGAATTGCTGTGGCTTCAGATCCTTCCAGCGCTGGGGCTGTTGTGAGTTGAGCAGCGTTGATCAATCCGTCAGGGCTGAACAAGAACATACCTGCACCGCTAATCAAGATAGGCATGTCTGCTTGTGGAGTGTCTAGTAAAGGCAATCCCATTTCAGATCTGCGCTCATTGATTGTCTTACCGCCTGAGGTGACTTCAATTTGAGCCTTGCGCGCGCTGGCTTCATCGTCCAAGCGCTTGCTTGTCATGAGTTTGAATTCAAGTTCACGCGGCATACCCAAGTAGGTGTATGAAAGGTTGGTCAGCATTTTGCTGATCCAGTTTGCTAGTGGCTGAATACCAATGGCTTCTGCGTTTTGTGCTTGTCCCTCTGAAAAACCTGCACCGCCCAAACCGCCCTTTGGCGCAAATCCAATTTCACTTGGTTGAACTCCAAAGTGTCCACAAATTGAGGTCACAAGGTAATCGTCAAGCGTGTCTTTGAACTTCTCGCCGTAGCCGTCATTGGTTACTGGCACTAAGCCTGTTGGCAATAGTCGTGCGCGCTTGCGCTGTTCTGTCTGTCCCGCAAGATCATCGTTGAGAATACTCTCGTAAGCACGTAGCAAGTCAGGGTTATTACCCCAGTCTGCTGTCGTGGTGAACATCAAATCTGGAATTACGCCGTCAGTGTATTCAGCGCGGATCCATTGCTGACGACGCAAGTAAATGTCAGCCAAAGGTAGTGCGCGCTCAACTGGTGAGTATCCGTAAACGCTTGTTGTGCGACGGTTGCGAACCATGTACGCCAAATCGTCAGCAGTGAACTCACCGTCAGCATTTGGGTCATCGTCGTTTGCAGTGAACTCAGCGCGTGGGAAACCGTAAAGGATCTGTTGGTAAGCAACGTCAGGTGCTTGTGGTCGCATACCTCTGTCGTCCAACATTGGCTTGATTGTTGTGCCGTCTAGGATCTGAAACCCGTAAAGATCTCCACCCACACTCATCTGAGGCCAAATAGCCAGTGCGTCAATAACAAGGATCTCTTCAGCCGCAATCATCAACCAATCTGCAAAGGTCAATCCGTTGCTGCGGTCTGGGTTTTCCCAAAATGTTTTTAAGCGATCAATCTCATCAGTGAACTGTGCGCGTGCAGTAGCCATTGCGCGTACGTGATCTCCACCAAACTCTGCTGCAATCTTTTCTGACGCGTCTGCGCCAAGGACAATGTCCCACTCCAAGCCAACAAGTTTGTTTTTGCTGACTTCAACGCAACGTCGCAAAATGTCAATCTGATCTGCTGCTGCTCGTAAAGTCTTGAACGGGATAAGTTTTGTTTCAGTGATGTTGATGTTCTGTGCTACTTGGTATTCGTAGCGTCGTGGGTCTGGTCGCCCGTCATCGCGCAGTGGGTTGATCGCACCTGGAGTAATCGGTACACCTGGACCAAACGCAACAGGCTTAAACTGTTCACGCCCCAGTGGCACGTTGTTGCCGTATGACTGCCCAATAGATCCATTGCGCATGTCTTGTTCGGTCATTGTTACTGCGCCTGCTGGTAATGCGCGCTTTTCAATTGCTGCTGCAATCTGCTCTGCGATACGGTCTGTTATGCGACCCACGTGTATCTCCCTTGTTTATGCCCCTTGTACTTCAGGCTGGTGTAATGATAGCGCTTCCACACTTCAAACACATAGGTGACGACTTAGGGTTGGGCAGGTTGCACTGAGGGCAAAAGTTAGCAATGGCGTTAAAGTAATTCATCACGTTTTGCGTGCCTAAGAGATCTGCAAACCCCTGCACCATTGCGTCAATGCGATCTGGTGAGTCTGGATCCTCTGGCGTCCACACGGTCATTTGATCCTCTAATTTGGCGAACTCCCCAATGTGGTGGATACGTCCCTGCTCATACATTGCTGCAACTGGCTCAGCGCGTAATCTCTTACCCACGTGCGCTCGCACTTCTCGGATTGGTAGCCCTAATCGGATCTGCTTCAACACCGCGCTCACCATGTCACCGCCCTGATTGACTTCAACCAGGATTGAGTCTGCTTTCCACTCGTCAAAAACTGAAACTGCTTTGCTTGCCCAATCTAATGGAGAACCCTTGAAAGAGTAATCACCCAACACGTATCCATGTCCTTGCGCGTCAGATCCCAACACAACAATTCCCGTCTCATCGCTATCTTTTGTATTAGTGACTGCGGGATCCACGGACACGACTATTCTTGCCAGCGCTGGAGCCTTCTGAAGCCTATTTCGCTCAATAAGTCCCCTAGTCCACAATGCGCCCTCAACGTCGTCCAAAATCTCGCCAAACAGTTCCTGACGCCCTAATCTGGTGCCTGCGTATCTGGCTTCTAGTTCAAGCAGCGCTGAAGGTGCAAGGTTGGCAGCATTGTCAAAAGTAGATCCGCGAGTGATTGCCACAGATCCGTCATTGCGCCCTGCTAATGCTCTGATGAGCGCGGTTGGTCTCGGTGTTGTTGTGACGACAATGCGCGGTTTATCTCCCAGACGCATACCAAACTGCAACTGATCCCACGCGTCTGAATAACGGTATGCCGCTAACTCATCACACCACGCGCCGTGATGCTGTGGTCCACGGAAACGATCAGGCTTGTCTGCTGAGAATAGTTTTATCTGCGATCCGTTGTGCAAAAGGATCTCGCCAAGCGATCTGTTCCAATCCTTCAACACCTTGTAACGTCTCAGGACATTGAGTACGCCTGACTCGCCTTCAGCGCAGGTATCTCTTGCGTCACCGTACGTTGGTCCAACTATCGCCCAGCGCGTGTTGGGTTGGCTGATTGCTTCCCAAGCAAGCCACTCTGCTGCAGTGCGTGTCTTACCTGCACCGCGCCCAGCCATGTACAACCAAATAGCCCAGTCACCCTCAGGCGGTAGTTGTTCCTGTCTCGCCTGTTCCTGCTTCCAGCGCCAGCGTGACGCCCTGATCCATTCCTCTGAGGTTATGGGCAATTCGCTCAATGTCGGCTTCAATTCCGCTTGCGTCATACGTAACCACCTCTGCTTGGATCTTTGTTGGCGCGTAAAGTCCTAACAACTTACTGCGCTCTTGTATGCACTTCAAAACAAACTCGCCTGCCTTGATGTTGGGCAACATGTCTTTCGTACCTATTGCGTCAAACCAATGCGCTCTCTGCAATCGGTCTAGGCGGTCAATCTCCATGTTGCGCAGTTCATCAGCGGGTTGCTGTTGTGTGCGCACCATTGCCCTTTGGTATGCCTTAAACGCGCCTGAACCGTTTGCGTATCCAACTACCTCAGCGATAGCGTCCCAAGTAGCCCCTGAGCGCTTCAATTCAAGCACTCTGATCTCTTTGTCTATCTGCTCTGGTGGCGGTGTTTTTCTCATACGTGTTTTGCTTCAACTTCCGTTGATAGTAAATTTACTATTTCTTGTAATGTGTCTGTGTAATCGCACAACTGCCAGCAAGAGTTATCTAACACGTGGTCAATTATTTTGTTTTCAATCGTGCGCATAATTTTAAGGGTTGTCTGAGTCTTTACGTAATCTGCAAACTCATCAATCTCGTTAAAATCGCAATCAAATAGAGACGCAGGTTTGTTCTGCTTTTTGTGTGCCTTACCAACATGTTTTCTCATCTACGTTTCCTATTCATCAGGAAAAGATTACATTACGCATGAGATCCGCGCCAGCCTGAGGTGTTAGTCCTGACGGTATCTCAAACGCCTTGTACGTGTTAGCAAGGTTGCGGTGCTTAGTCTCTCTGCCTTTAACCCAAGTAGGGTTTTGTGTTTTACCTGTTATTGCCGATCTTTGCGCCCTACGCTCAGCGCACAGTGCAGGCTCAGTGTTCAGGTAGAACAGGTGGAACTCTCCAATGCCCTTACACAAATCAAAAAAACGTGAGTTGGCTAGTCTGTCGCCTTCTCCGTAAATGATTGAATAGTCTTTGGCGATCCTTGGTAGCCACGGTTCAATCGCAAGTATCGCCGTATTGCCAAGCGTGTCTGTTCCGCCAAACGTTGGTCTGAGCCAGCCAAGTGAGAGTGCGTCGCCATACGGGGTATGGTGGGTTCTGAATTTGATTGGATCTTCATGGTTAGCGCTGTCTCTCCAATCGTGTGTAAATGCTTCTGTCAAAGTTGTTTTGCCTGATCCTGGCGCGCCTATGAGGTAAATAATCTTCATTATTTGCCAATCTGAGTCTTCAAATCAATGTTTGGAACAATTACGTCAGGCTTGAAAATTACGCGGTAGTTGTAAACACTTGCGTTGACGCTTTCAATCTGCTCAACAAAATACGATACGTTGTCGCTCAGCCCCAAAAAATGCTTTTTGAATGTAGTTGGTCCAGTTTTGCAGGTTACTTCCAGCGATCCGCCTAATGCTGCGTCACTGGTTTCAACTGAACACAAGCCTGTAATCTCTAATAAATACTTGTCGGTAATACCGTTAAAAAACACTACGCGTCGTTGAATTTCAAATTGCTCTGCCGCAACAGATAAATTGCGTGAAGCCACGTCTGCATCTGAATTGCAACCTGTTAAACCCGTCACTGCCAGTAAAACTACAATTCCAATGCCAATTTGTTTTTTCATGTTTGCCCCCTCTATCGAACAAAACCCCTACTCAGATTGAATAAGGGTGTTGTCCAGCACTCAACAGGCGGTTGCCTGCCAGTAGCCGTAATCTAACTGTGTTTTGTAATTAAGGCAAACTCTCAATCCACTTCTCAGCGATAGCAGGTGATAGCCCGTATCCGCTTCTGGCTAATCCTGAGAAATAAGCGTTGCGCTGACCTAACTCTGGGTAAATCGGTATGCCGCCTTTGCCCTTTGCTCTCCAGCCTAATGACATCTCCCAATCACCTGACTTGACTATGCCTAACGCAATCGCTGTCATCAGCATCTCTTTTGCGTCATCTATTGCCTTGTCAGCGGTTGCAGCAATTGAAGATCCCAAGCGTGTCACGCCGTTTACCTGAGCAACTGAGAGTGATTTGTATGGTCGTAAATGATGAACACGATAAGGTGAATAGTCCAAATTAGCGTTTTGGGAGATCCAAGTGACACCCGCAAAGAAAGTCACGTCACGTGATAGATCTGCCCCGTATGCGCCTGTGCAATTCAAAATGGCGTCGCCCTCAATCAACTGTCCTGAGTCAGTAGTAACGTGTTGCGTGTATAAACCAACAACACGCTCTTTTACGTCAGGCTCAACCAGCGGCAATAGAGGATCTACCAGCCACCAATCCTTTTGTTTTTTAACTTCTCGGTTGCGCCAATTTGATACATACGCTTCTCTGGATCCTGCTGCACCCCAAGCGCTGTACCACTCCCAAGATCTTTCAAGGTCATCACGCTCAGATTTGTCGAACCATGTTGGGCGTATCGTGGCAAGGGCAGATCTGGACGCAGACTGCTCTGGTGCGTGGTCAATCAAAGTCACGTCCCAGCCTTTGTCACGTGCAATACGCGTTGCTGAGGATCCTGCAATGCCAGCGCCAATAACAATTAGTTTCATCTCAGTGCAATCTCTCTTGTGTCGCGGTAAACGCTTTTGCGCTTTTTGTCTATGCCTTCCCAGCCGTTCAACTCACCTAAGTATGCGTGTGGCAGTGTCTCGTATCGCGCCTTGAACGCCATGGCAGTTAGATCCGACGGGACACGCAATAACTGTTCCTGCATTTCATCAATGTCAATACCGACGTAGTAGCGCCCTTTGTTCAGCGCGTAGAAATCGCACAGTGAGGTTTCAGCCGTTTCAATGCTCACTTGTGAGGTTTTGCCTGTGAGGTTTTCAACCACCTTCAGGCTCAGTTCATCTAGGTATGCAATCTCAGCGGGTGAGTTGCCTTGCGGTAGTCCAGGAAAGAACAAGCCCAGTCCCTTGCGTGGTCCACTTGAATTGGCGTTGCCCATGTCGGGTGCTGCAAGGTTGAACCCGTGAGACTTCATCAAGATCTCTGCTGTTTTGTATGCTGCCCAGCGCCCGTTGCCAAACACCGTCGTCAATTCATCGTTAAGTGTTTTCCAATTTGTCAGCGGATCCTCAGACGTAGTTGCACTATCCAACCAAGCCCCCAAGCCACCGTGTTGCTCTGCTTTGGCGCACAGTGAGTCAAGGTGTTGCGCAAACTTCAATGTTGCTCTGTGAGATCTGCGCGGTTGAGCAATAGGTAATTTCAAGGTTGCTTCATCTGGAACAGTCAGCGTTGGATACAGGCTGAACGCTTTGAGCGCTGAGCCCATGTGGTAATAACCAACAAACAAAAACGTCAGCCACAATCCGCTTTCGCGGTCAAGAGAGTCAGCAAACCATTTCAATACTGGGTACGCAGGATCCATGTCACGCGATTGAGTCTGCGCTTCGTGAAATTGAGCGTAATCAGCCCAAAGGCTCACTTATTTTTGCTACCAATCTGAGGCATAGGTATCTCGCCTTTCAGCGCCTTTGCCATGTTGTCCTCACGCTTGGTTCTGCTCTCACGTGCTTTGGCTGTCTCTACTGCAAACGTAAAGCAATCCTTCATGCCACGCAACGCATAGTAAACAATTGAATAGCGGTATGAGTCTGGTGCGCTAGGCGTCATTGGTGTCACGCCATGCACATACTTGTATCCTGCAAAAAATGTCACCCAGCCGTCACGACATGAACAGGTGAAATTGTATTCAGGTAACGTCAGGTATCCGCCCTTCATCTTTCTGCGGATCACTGGCATTGCTGACCAAGTGGCAAAGTTGAAACCGTCACGGTGGTAAGGCAGGGTTGAGGCTTTATTGACAACTCCAGACGTCCACAGTGCGTCATCAGTCATGCGCCACTCATCAGCCACGTTGTTATCTGCAAGCGCTTTGGCGTCTGCTGCATAAAGTTCAGGCGCAAACTCTTTGTACATTTTGGCAAACTTCTCTGCAAACGCAATCAACACTGCGTGTTCATTTGGTTGTTCATGGGCTAATGAGGTTGCTCTGCAACTCTCTCGCTTCTGAAAGATCTTGCGCGGTGCCATGCCAAAAGTGCGTGATTGGTTTTTCAAACCTGTTGATTGTCGGATTGTTGTGCCGTAGTTGATGTTCAGCACAGACGCTCTCAGCAGTTCAACTTCCTCTTCCATTGGAAAGTAAACAAAAATGACTTCTTCAGTGTCGTCGTCAATCCAGATCCCAGCCTCAGTGCAATTTGGCTCATAATCAGGAACAACAGTACCTACCAGCGCGGTTGCATCTTCTTCAGACATAACGCGCTTGATACGGTGTACGGGTAACTCAGATAAGTTCATGCGGACACTTCCTATCAACTGCCTCTTCAACCAACTTCAAAATCGCTTCGCCATTGCTTGTTAATCCGTTTGCAGTGCGGTATTCAATCAACGCGTCCACTATCCAAACGTAAATGTCATTGTGGTAGTCCAGCATGAGCATACGTGTTGCTTTGTTGGTGTATCGCTCTGCGTAATCGCTCAGCGTTGGAATGAACTGAGTACCTGATTGACCACTCTCTCCAACTTCAAGTGAAGCAAAAAGAGTTTTGTGTTCAAGTGTTGGCAGATCTCTTTCCTGGATCTCAGCCTTCAGGTCATCGTACTCGTCAAACGTGTAACCAGATCCTTCAAGGTTGTTCATGCTATCCAAAAGTTCAGCCAGTACCTTGTTGTCGTACTCACCCATGTCTGAGGCTCTGTTGTCTATTGCAACAATCTTTGCCGCTGTCTCTGAGTCCACATCAACGTAAACCACGTCAATAGTCTCCCAACCTAACTGCTTTGCTGCGCGAAAGGTGTGATTGCCTGCAAGGATCTCGTTGTTGTCTTTGTTTACGGTGATTGGCTTGTACTGACCGTACTTTGACAATGACTCTGCAATCAGATCCACGTTGCCCTTGCGTGGGTTTTTTGCATACTCGTTTAATTCAGTTAGTTGTGCCTTGATTATCTCCATGAGCCAACTCTACGCTGATTTGTAATCTTGCGTCAAGTAGATCGTCAATGCTGGCACTCAATAGTTCGCGTTTGCGCCAATCCATGCGGTTGCCGTACTCGTCTGTTTTGAGCATTTTGTAGGCATGAGCAATCGCCTCATCTATCTCAGCCAAAGTGAGATCACGCTCAATCGTAAATGTCATGAGCAGATACTACGATTTATTACGGGGTGCGCGCTTCTTTGTTACTGGCGCGTTTTCCGCTTGCCACTCTTCTTTCAACAACACGTCGTAATTTTCAATCATGAACGCAAGATCTTCATGCCCACGGGATCGCAAACTGTCTGCAAAACGGTTAAGCGCGTCCTGCACTCTTTCTTTGTCTAACTTCATTTTTCACCCGCTTTGCGTCTGCGTAGGCTGTCACGTCATCATCTAAGTAAAACACAGACTTGCCTTGCTTGCTTTTCCACACCAGTTGCTTACGAAACTGCAATTGACGCAAGTGATTGAGTGTAATGTTTAGGCGCTCAGCCGTTTGATTTGCTGATAGCCAGTTTGGATCTACCACGGTGCAGCCTCAATCTGAGGTTTAGGTGCGCGAGCGCCAGCCTTAATGACTTTACCAATCTCAGCCACGTTCAACTCCAAGCCTGTCTTTTCAACGCCCTCTTTGGTGGTATAGGTGCTTGGCTTCCATGATCCTTGTACCAACACAGTATCGCCTTTGGATAGGTTATCCATAAGGATCTCTGACTTTTCGCCCCACTGCACTGCTCTGAACCAAATTGTCTCGCCATCAACCCACGCTTCGCCCTGCTTTACGCGTGGCGTGTAAGCCAAACTGAAACTGACGTATGCCTTGTTGTTCTTAGTGAATTTGAGTTCTGGATCCGTCCCCAAATTACCCTTGATCGTGATGTCCATTTATTTGCCTTCCTCTAATGTAATTATTGTACCGTCATTTTGTAATAAAACAATTCTGCCGTCAGGCAGGTGCATAGGCGCTTCGTGAGGCTCTTGCCATGAGGCAACCATGTACCCCATGTCCTCAGCCCAAGCAGGGTTTGCGTGAATACTGCCCGTACTCATGTTGTGACAAGAGTGGTGAACGCGGATCAGGTTGCTTGCGCTGTCCTTACCGCCACGTGACTTCAGTTTGCGGTGGTGCAACGCCATTGACTCGGTTGCCACCTTGCCACAGACTTCGCAGTACCAACTTGCGCGCTCTTCAACCAGCGCAACAATCTTTGAGTCAATACTCATGATGAACGCAATCGTGGCACATCAAACCCCTCATGATGAACGCAATCGTGGCACATCAAAGGTTTCATGATGAGCCCAATCGTGACACATCAAGCACTGTCATCATCGTCATCATCTTCCCATTCTGTGGGATCCACGTTAGGTATGTCCACCCGTAAAGGTAATCCAAACGGTGAAGTAGTCATTAGTACCACTTGCCTTTCTGCCAAAATGCCCACGCCCTGCAAGGTGTGGAGTATCTGTGGATAATGTATTTGATACCACGGTCAATTTGCACATGTGGGTGCAGATTTGGGGATAAACCCAGGATCTGAGGTATGCCACCCGCGTTGCGTCCCCCAACCTTAACTGGGTTGAACGCCTTAGGGTTCCACGCTGACTCTTTGCCCCACAAAACCGCCAAGCACTTAAATTGCTCTTTGTTGCCCCAAATTGCATTGACTTTGTGCTGTGCGTACGGTTTAGGCGCTAACTTTGAAACAAAGTCTGTTGGAGCCTGAGCCTGTGCTGGGGATACAAAAACAAATCCTACTGCCAAAGCAGCGCTTAAAAGGATCTGCGCGACACGCTTCAGCGCTCAGCCGTTCGCCAACTTTCTGCAGACTTCGCAAACGTTGTTACCGTAAATCCAACTACCGCACTTGCAGTGCTTAATCATTGTGTCCATGTTTTCGCCTTTCGGTTGATTTCGGGACATTGTTTATTTTACGCTATAGCAACGCCGTTTGGTCTTTGAAAGATCTTGTTGTGTGTCTTGCCATTAGGCTCAATCAGCACCGCTTCACGCTCATACCTAGCAAATCCGTAATCAACAACTTTGTCGTAGGCGTGAACTGCGTCCAGCGCGCAGTCATAATTTTTGATCCAAGAAACAGCACCGTCTGTAATTATTTGAAGCACGTAAACCTCAGGTTCCGTTGCGTCCACCTTGTAATCAAACCAGTATTCGTTATCTGGATCCTCAGCCTGATAAACGTTTTTGACTCTTGCTGCATAGTGCCTTGCCTCTTCATCGCTGACAAAGTCTCTGCAACCCTGTGACACAATCTTGTTTACTGTGTATTCGTATTCCATTACGCCACCAATTCTTTCATCATGTCGTCCAATGCCTTGTAATCCAAACGAGATCCAAGCCAAGCAATGTTGTCGCCAGTGCGCTCAGTTGCCAACCCTTGCTCTTTGATAAATCGCGCATAGTGATTGTTTGCCTTTGGGTGTGTGCGCTTCTCCATAAATCTGCAAGCAGCCCTGTACAGGCTCTCGTCAGATCCAAGCCACAACGCAACATTCCACGTTTGGCGGTTTTTCCAACCGTTGTATTGAGTCATTACTTGATCTCCCAACATTGTTTGCAGGTAATCGTGTCATCAACTTCAAAACTGTTGCTTGTCACGCCTGTTCCGCATACTTGGCAAAATAAAGTCATGCTGTCTGTCCCTTCAAACTCATGTCATGCACATCTACACACCTTGCGCAGATCTGTGAGCGCACTTGCTCGCCATTGTCATACTTGTACCAGCGGTGCCACAGTATGCGTGAGTCTTTACCGCACATCTCGCAGGCAATCATGACTGCACCTTGGCGACGTTGCTTACACGTCCCTGGATCCCGTACAGGCGTATTGCGTCATTGACATCTAACCAAATCTGATCTTTAGCCAAACCAATTAGCAATGACTTGCTTGTGGTTGTCTCGCGTCCAATGTATTGCGTCAATTCTGTTTCAATCTCAACTTCAATCTCAACTCTGAACTTTGTCATGGTTGCAACCCTTCTGGGCAATCAACTTGCTCCACTAAGCAAGACTCAGGTATGTCCCAAATCCCCATTGCTGATGTAGCGCCAATTAGCGCCGTCAAAATTGCTAGGTAAATAACTGCTGCGCGTACGCGCTTGCCACGCTTGGTAATCACTTAGCACCCCACATCTGCGCTAACTGACGTGCAGTGATAGGCGCATTTGCTTCAGGTGTGAGCGCATAGCACTCAACACATAGGTTGTTTGGAAATGCCTCAGTGGGCAATAGTGCAATGTTGCATTCAGGACACTTCAACATAATTAGTTACCTGCCTTCATGTAGTGAGTTGCAGGCACTTTGGCAACCATAGCGAACTTGTTGATGCAAGTTGATCCGATACGTACAACTACGCCGTCAGTGCGATCAAACGCAATTAAGTTGGTCATGTCTGAAAGAACACGTACGTAAAACCCTGTACCTTCGTTCATTCCCTTACCGCAATGTTCGCAGTATTCAAGTCCGTCGCGCTTTGCCTTCTCGCTATTGCGAAACCAATTTTCAGTTGCGCCCAATTCAGCCTCAAATTCGATTGTATTTACTGTCTCTTTTTGATCTAACATTTGTTTGCCTTCCGATCTAGTAGAGTTCGCTCTGAACTCAATAAAGAAAACCTATTGGATAAATTACAAAAAATCTACCGACGCGCCAAAGTTTTTTTAATTATTTTTTAATTATTTTTGCCAAGTGAGCGCGGTGTAATTACTGAGCAATACAAAATCGCCCGTAGCCTCATCAATCAATTCTTGATAGTCGGTTCGGATCCCGTCCAAAAATGTACGCGCAAATAAATACGCTGAATAGTCTTTGAACCAATACGCCCACTTATGGTCGTAGTGAATTGGTTGCTTGCTGGCAAATCGGTTTTGCTGCAAGATCCATTGAACGCCCCAAGACATTGAGGTTGTGTACAGCATTTCAAAATCAGACTCATCTAATTTCATGCTGCTTCCACCTGAGTCACAAATTGACCTTCAGACGTGTACGCCAAGATTGAGCCCTTGTCGGTAATCACGTATCTGAACTCAGTCCCCCAATCGTCGCCACCAGCAACAATAAACGGGTCGCGCTCAGGGTTTGCCTTGCCAATTTCAAGATCCACTGGGTCAATGCCGATACTTGACCATGACGTGGACATGAGTTTGCGCTTGGCTTCAGCCACTCCAAATTGCTTGATGATTGACTGCAACGCTGGGATCATGTGCTCTGGGTATCCGTCCCAGTGACAGTAACGCCCAAACCAGTCGTGTGTTGAAGTGACTTTAATGTTGGGTTCGATCTCGTAGCCTTCTGAACCCCATACTGCGATGATTGATCTTGTTGCCATGTTTTATGCCTCCAATGCGATTTTGAGTATTGAAATCATTACTGCGCGTGAGTTGTGTCCACGCTCTACCAAATTGCGGATCCCTACATACTTTTGAAAAGTCTCGGCATCACCCCAGTTTCTGAGGTGAGCCACTTGACAAAACAGTTCTTGGATTTTGCGGTCTAATGCGTTCATGTTTCCGTCCCCCTTAGAAGTGTGGATCTTGGTAAGGGTTCTGTGAACCGACGCGGACACTGACCCAGTAGGTGTCAGCGTTTGTTGTGAAATGAAGCGCGTTGTGAGCCTGCAACCAGCACTTGATGCAAATGTTTGATTTATGAACGATTGTTCCGCCCCAAGGTGTTTCAACAACTTCAGGTGCAGTCTGAGTAATCTTTGGTGTTGCGTGTTCTGTGCACTTGATTGGGTAGGCGTTGAACTTGTCGCCATGCTTCAGTGTGATGTACTTGACCTGTCCAGCGCGCTTGCCCTCTTTGAAACGTACAACACTTGTAACCACGTCAGCGTAAGAGTCTGAACCGCATGAGTACGTCGCTGGATCTCCAACTTGAATGTCCTGATCTGCAATGTGAGCGTACTTTTCAAACCAATCTGAATTGAAAGAGTCGGTTGGTACTGGGATAGTGCGACCAACGGTTGAGTTGAATTCGCTTGTATTTACTGTCGTTTTTTGATCTAGCATTTTTGCCTCCAGCGATTTAGTAGAGATCACTTTGACCTCAATAAGATAATCTTCTGGGACAAAACAAAAAAAGTCGAGACTATTTCAAAAGTTTTTTTAACTTTTTTTTACTTACTTTTCAACAATCTGGATCTCAACCCCTGGACGTTCGCCGTAGATTTTGATAGCCCTAATTTCAGTAACTTGGGCGTCATCTTTGTACGCCACCGCCGTCAATCCGTCTAATACAGCGCGGATCAACTTATCCAAATCAGGCGGTACAGTCGGTTCAGCGCGCGTAACGGTTTTTGGTTTTTGAAAGATAAATACCATTGTCATTGAAATTGGTTTTGCCGACGGTTGAGCGCCAGCGTGTCTTGCTGCAATCGCAATTGAAGCGCGCCATGTTGCGAGCGCTGAGCCTTGCGAGTGAAAAATGTGTCCATTGACAGCCGACATTGACCCTTGTGGTACGGGTTTACCGTCAACTCTGAATTGGATCACACTACTATTGTAACCAGCCCTGTGACAATTGCATGTTGGTCGCGTCCCTGTTGATCCACTGCGTACACATCTACTGTACCAATTCGATCAGGCGTGTCCACATACTTCACTGTGAGTTCCTGGTTGTTTATCAAAACATGGTCGCCCATGTTCAGGTGCATTGGTTGAACAACGGTTGTCTTTGGCAATCGTCACTCCCTATCTGTAATAGTTGCATAAAGTGTAATGCTTACAAGTGATCTGTGCCACCCAAATAAGCCTCTGAATGCTGTTTTAAGGCAGTTGCGTCAATGTCCAACTCTGACTCTGATGTACGCCTTTTGCAGCGCTCTCCAGCCCCGCTAGGTGCTTGCATCAGCCTTACTAGGCTTTCGTGTCGGTCAAGGTACATCTGATCCATTTCTGCAACCCAGTCAGCCATGTCTGCTTGGGCTTCAAGCATGCGCTCAGCCAACTTGGCTTTGAGCATGGCTTGTTTGTATCGGCTCATAATTACTTGCCAACACGCTTTCTGAGCAGATCCTTGATTGACTCAGGCATTGGCACAGCCTTTTGGCGCTGGGCTTCCTGCTCTGCAAACCAAGCCTCATTCGCCTTGCGATCTCGCTCAAACTTGAGTCGTGCTGACTCAACTTCCTGAGCCTTCTTTTCTTCAGCGCTAATCTCTCGCGGTGGCAAAGGCTCATCTGTCCAGCGTCCAGCGTTCAACCAAGTGGACGGGTGCGCGGTGTATGAAGGGTGACGGTTGGGATCCTTGGCGTAAGCGCTTGCCCCGCGCAAAATAACAGTGCTCTTGGTTGTTGTGCGTGCCTTTTCATAGGCGCGTTTTGCTGCTGCCTTGCCCACCTTCAATGGATAAATCTCCCAAAACAAATCAAATTCAGTTTTGGCTACAAAAATTTCAACGGGTGGTTCTAAGGAAGGTTCTATAGGAAGGTTCAATGGACGTCCGCGCCCGCCCGTAACGGTCTTAGGCGTCCGCCCGTTGAGGTCGTCCGCGTCCGCGCGGTCTTTGGCGTCCGCCCGTAGCCTATTCAGGTTGATTGTGTACAAATTCGGTCTGCGGTCATCTCTGCAATGCTCGGATCCCCCAGCGCCCTTTTGTACCCTTATGTAACCTTTGGTAACCAATTCATTGACGTGACGCCGCACCTGTCTAATTCCAATGCTGACCTTGCGGGCAATGGTTTCCTGAGACGGGTATGACGCTGTGCCTTCATCGTTTGCGTGATCTGCAATGACCAGCAAAACCATTTTTTCAGTCGTCGGTAACTTAGTCAGCCACACTTCCGACATGAGACGTATGCTCAATTGCTCTCCTAATGTTCTCTAATGTGATGCCAAAATCGGATAATGATCTGAGCGCCCTCTGGCGCTGATTTGGGTACTTTTTGGGTGAGTGGAATGACGCCCTCTCTAGCGACGTCATACCACCCCATACCCCGTACCTTTCGTATTCATACGCATACTGAAAACACTGTTGCCAAAGAGGACAGCGTGCGCACACTTCTCTGACCGCGTTGATAAACACGTATGCGTCAGCACTGCGCTCTTCCTCAATGCGGTAGAACAGATCGGTGTACATACCGCGACACTCAGCCAATTCCCAATTTATTTCTGCGTACTTGGGCAACCTACTTCTCCTGTCTGATCGTAATACGAGCAGTATTTGGTGCAAAAGAATGGTGACTCTTCAGGCAACGGTGCTGGCTCATTGTTTTCAACAATTGACTTTACCCCTTCAAGCCACGCTATCCCCGCTAATGCTGTTGGCGCGTCGTAAGGTTCTTTGTGAACTCTAATGTCTGCCATTTCACCGTCACGTGGAATTGCCACCAGTGCAACCTCATTGACTGTATGCCCGTTTTGTTCAAGCAACCAGCCGTAGATCTGAACTTGCCAGCGTTGTTGCTGTGACGGGAAGTAGCGCAGTGACTTGACCTTGGTTGTTTTCCAATCCACTACCAAGCCAATGTCCTTGATAAACAGATCCACGTGACCTTTGAGATCACCTGACTTGAACTCACCCTCAATAATAAAGTTGTCACCAAAAGGATCCTCACGCCTAATCGCCTTCTCAATCCCTGAGTGAATAAACGTACCCAGAATTGCTGCAAGAGACTCGGTGTTGGGGTTGGTTTCAGGCGTTTGTTTTAATTCATGCCAAACGCGTCTGCGACACCCGCCAATACTGCTTGGTCCAACCTCAACCTGTTGAGATCTTGACCTGCTGGCGTCGAAAGCATTGAGAGACTTCACAAGCATGTCATTGAGATCAATCATCGGTATCGCCATTGCTCAAATCAATGATTGCTTGTTCTCTCGTTATGTTGTGCTTCTTGGCGTACGCCTCAACGTAGGCAAAAAACACTGATTGCCCTAGCGGTGTAAGTGAAAAACCATCTTCTTGCGTCATGACAACTCCATACTTGTTCGCACTGATGTGCCAACTGATCTAGCAATGTCCACTTGGGTGCGTATGCGTGAGGCATTGGATCTTGCTGCGCGCACTGTTGCTTCAGCGATAGCCATTTTCAAATGTAGATCCTCAGCCGATACCAGCGCCAAATCTGCTTTGTCTGACACTGTGAGTTTTGTATCTTGCTTGCCTGAAAGTGACAAGCGCCCGTGAGCCAACGCCAATTCATACTTGGCTTTGGTTGTGTAATAAA